TATCTACTACGTCAAGGTTAGTCGTGCCGTCTACATCTATATCACCTGAAATGTCTAAGGATGTAGCTGTTAAAACTCCAGTAACACCTAATGTACCACCAACAGTCATATCATCTGTTACAGTTAGATCATCTTGTACTTTTAGATCTACAACATTAAGACTGGCAAAAGCGTCAACAACTGCTGCACCACTTCCTGCTCCGTCTAGGTAAACTGCTTTAGTATCACCTGGAGGTATAGTAATTGTTGCTCCAGAACCTTGTTTAATTATTATATTTTGCGAACCACTTGTACCGTTTTCTATAAATTGCATCCTGCTCAAAGTGTTAGGTGCAATGGTAATAGTACAGGCTGAGTCTAGTGTACCTGTATATTCAAGGTACATAGCTCTACCTGGGTCGGTAGCTCCGTCTGCTACTGTAGTGGTGTGCGTGTCTGCATTAGTAGTTATGCCTTCGGTTCCATAACCTAAAGCTTCACCTATTAATTCTAAGTTTGTATTAGTGCTAGTTCCCCAAGTTCCAGATTCATCACCTGTTGCTATTTCTTTTAGCCTTAAATCGTTTACGTAAGTTGCCATTGTTTATCTCCGTGCAAATTTATTATAAGTTGTTTTTTCATAAAAGTTAAGCCACTTGTTCCCAATTAGGAGTATTGGTGTTTGTAACAGCTTCCCAACTAGGTGTATTAGTAGTGGTTATATTTTGCCAATCAGGGTTTTGGTCTGTATCTACTTCTCCCCAAATTAAAATAGATCCTAGTACTGATGTAGCTTGTCCTACTTCTATATTAATGTTTGCTAAACCAGTAATAGTTATTTCACCAAGAGAACTTGTACAAGAAAGACCAGTTACACTTATGTTGTTTTGTAAAGCTAATGTTATTGTGCCAAGTCCCGAAGTTCCAGCTAGACCAGATACAGAAAGATTGTTATTAGTTACTAAAGTTGCTGTACCTAACGCTGAAGTCATAGCGTATCCAGATACAGAGATATTGTTATTAGTAGATAAAGTTGCTGTACCTAACGCTGAAGTTCCAACCAAACCAGATACAGAAATATTGTTTATTGAAGTTGTGGTAGCTGTGCCTAAGTTACCTGCTGCTAATAAACTTGAAACGGATACATTAGCTTCAGCTTGAATAGTAACACTTACCGCCCCTAAACTAGCAGTAACCCCACCTACTGATGCTATAGCTTGAGCATTTACCGCTACAACTGGTGTTCCTACTGAACCTGCTGCTGGTGCGGTGATTGAAACAGGAATACTGCCTTCACCATAAGCGAGTTGTCCCCAATTACCTCGACCCCAACCGTTTAGGAACTCAGCCATTTTAAGCTATTCGTATAATCGCCGTACTTGCTGCTGCTGCTGGAAAAACTATAGTGAAATCACCTGCGGTAGAGGTTTTATCTCCACCAAAATCAATTGCTGCTACTGCTTTATCACTGTTTGTGTCGTTGTAAATCAAGCAACCTCTTGCTGTGACTGTAGCATTACTGAAAGTAAGATCAGAAAAATCTGTGAATCCTGTTGTTCCGCTTGAAGTAGGTGCTATATTAGTAAGTGCTGCACCTGTAGCTGTGTAGTTAGTTCCACTTGCTTCATTGGAACTTGAATACGCAGTAGTAGTCGCACCTAAACTTGCTGAACTAGTGTATAGTGCAAGTTTAAAAGAGTTACCCCCTGAAGCAGAAAAATTGTGTGTTGCTTCTAGAAGTTCTTTTTTAAAACTAGTAGTAAGTGTTGATGTAATTGCCATTATTTAATTTCCTTTAAAATCTTAGCCATGTCTGCATGACCTTGAGTTGTAAGTTCTGCATTCATTGTCACTATGTGACTGTTGATTGCTTGTTTAATATGATATAATACTTGTTCATAAATAGCTAGTCTGTATGCTTCAGCCTGTAACTTGATGTGTGGTGCCGCATTGTCTGATATTCCACATATTCTTGCTGTGCAACGCTCTGCCCAAAACTCAGGGGTGTGTCCACTAAAATCTGTGGTAGCAACTCCTATAGTACCTAACCCTGCGGTTGTGTCTACTTCTATCATGCTTGTGGTGATCTCCTAATTTCATCATATCTATATTGATCTCTTGTATCTTTCGCTTCTCCTAGATTTTTAAGACTGTTTAAAGCTTCTTGGAAACGTTGTTCATAAACAACTATTGACTCAAAATTCTTGAGGTAGGTACAAGCTTCTACTAAAGATCCATACAGTAAAGCATTCATCGCATTTTGTGATAACCACGTTGTACCACTATCTGAACCTGCTGTTAATGAAGCTGGTCTATAAAAATAGTGAAGTTCAAAAGTAAATCCAGAACTTGGAGTTGGAGCCAATATAAAACGTTCTTCATCAAACTCAGCGTAAAACAAAGGAGTTCCTGTTGTTGCTGCTGCGGGTTGATAGTCGCGTATAAAAGAGACATGTTTTAGTTTAAGGAAGTTGTAGTTACTATCGCTATCGATAACTGCTAAACTAAAAGGAGCTAAAAAATCAGTAGGCATAGCTAAGTACGTGTTACTACTTGAACCTGTGCCTGTCACATTTTTTCTGAACACGTCTAATTGAACATTTTTTAATATTCTTTCTTCTGTGCTTTCAATAAAATTATCTAAATTATTTACTAAAGAAGTTTCTGTACTTTCAATATAGTTTTGTATAGCAGTTTTTAATGTAGATTTAGTCCAGCTCATACTATTATGTTACTATAGTTACGCTACCAAGAGTAGCTGTTAATTTTGTCATTGTAAATTGAGATCCTATAGTGTTACTGTTTTCAGCCCACATAATAGGAGAACTAACTCCATTAGCATCTACTGGATTTGAGACAATAATTTTACCTAAGTGTAAAGTTGGTGTTGGTTCAGTAGGTCTTGGATCTCTCAAAGCTTGTGGATCTGCTCTATGGATTATTGGGTCTAACTGAGGGTGTTTTGGTTCATAACACTCTTCACAAACTCTTAGATTATTCCACTCTTTCCTAAGTTCAAGATACTTATACACAAACCCACATCTATCGCATCTAGCTAAAGATTTTTTACCTGCAGCGTATGCCATTAATAAGAACTCCTAGCAGGAGTAAGATGTAAAGAAGCTCTATTACGATCTTCATCAGCAGCAAGTTTAAAATCTTGTTCGTACTGTTGTTTTAACATCACTGCTTTTTCTGGATTCTTTTTTAATGCTAGATAATAAGATAACCCACTAGCCATACAAGGAATAAACCTAGATGGTACTTCTGGGTCTTGGTTAGAAGCTGAAGCGTCATCAATTCTTTGTATTGTGTTAGCTACTATAGTGTAGGTTGAAACATTATCGGGGGTTGGCCACACTTTAAGAACAGGGGTAGTTTGCCTGTCTAAAAAGATTTGAGTAGGTCTTCCTTGTATTGTTTTATCTGGTATATTCAGGTACTCAGTTCTGCCTATACGTTCTACGCTTAAATCAGTAGAATTACCACTACTATCTGTAACTTTAACTATAGCAGAAACTATATCTATATCATACGCATTGAGAGTATAACTAGCTGTACCTGTAGTAAGACTCGTACTAATTTGATCTATTGTCCAAAGATTAACACCTCTGTTAGACCAATCAGCGAACATAATATTTAATGAACGCCTTGCAGTTTCTGCATCGTACCCAGTTCTTAATTCAATACCAGCTAGTTCGTATGCTTCTTCTATAGTGTCTGCTATACTAAGCTTAAACGTTTTAGTGCCAGAAGTAGCCATTACTAGAAGGTTTTAATTACTGTTAATACAATAACGTAAGAATCTCCGCTAGAATGTCCTGTGGTAGTCAGGTTTATATCACCTGTTTTACCAGTACCAGCAGTATTTTGTATCCCACCAAACTCTGTTAAATCTAACTGATCACTATAGTTTTCGTTTAAATCTAAACAAATAGTGTCGGTAGTAGCATCCCAAAGTAGTTTTACACTCATACCAAAAGTTGTGTAAGTAACTTTAGCTAGTTTACAACCAGTGCAAGTTGCACCGTCTGATTTTCTGGTAGCTAAAGCACTAACATCTATTTTTGTGACTGCACTTTCACCATTACCATCAGATGTATTAGTAAGCTGTATAACCGCTTTTCTATCATCATCAACAATTGTTGTTGAGGTTACTGCGTCTGCCATAAATTACTCCTATTAAGCGTCAGCGAATGGTGTTACTATAGTTCCTGAACCGATTAGTAATGAATCATGAACTAAATAAGTAACTGCATCAATAGCTGTAACTTTTACAACACTACCTGCTATACCGCCTTTAGTTGAACCGTTCATAGTCATAACGTCATTCGATGCTCCTGGAACAAAAGCTTTTTTAGCACCATCGTTAACAGCTACCATTACTGCACCTTCGAATTTATCAGTACCATCAGTTAAAATGTCTAAGTCTGTTGCTGCTGTTTCTATAACGAAATAGAAAGAAGCACCGATATTGTTTAACTGGCTTGGATCTGTTGAATCAGTTGGAACTGAAATATTTATAGAAGGTAAAGTAAATTTACCGTCAGCATCATTACACAACAAGATTTTTCCTGCGTGGTCTGCTACCGTTAAAGTAGTGTCTGCTGTTAAAGAAACAGAGTTATTAACCCCTGCTGAAATAAATCCCGACAATGATTTGACTGGACCTGAAAAGGTTGATTTTGCCATAATTTCCTCCTAAGGAAATAAGTTCTACCGTCTTGGCTTGTCTGCTAGGTCAGTCTGTAGAACAAGTTAATAAATCCTAGAATTAAATGATATACCTTATTATAGAAAAAAGAAAGGGAGCCGAAGCTCCCTTATTAAATTCGAAGAACGAATTATGCTCCTGGGGAACCATAAATTCCACGCCAGTCACTGAAGCCAAAAGAGTATCTCTCTCTAGCTTTGTATCTAACGTTACCAGTTTCAAAATCACCTTCCATGCCTGTTGACATAGGAGATCTAACGAAGTGTTTTAACCCGTTAGGTGCATCTGTTTTGATAAAGAATGCATCTGTGTCAGTCAAGTAATGATTAACAGTATATCCATCAGGGAGCATTCCCATATTTTTCAATGCGTTAATATCATTATCAGAAGTACCAACTCTACCTGGAGTTTTTAACACTCTCTCAGCTACAAATTGTAGTTGAGGTGGTATAATTAGTTTTCTTGCTTGAACATTCACTTTAATGCCTCTTTCATCAACAAACTGTGATATATCGATCATCGCGTTTTCTAATGAAGTTTCATTAAGATCAGCTGCTGTGCTAGGCTCATTTGATTGATCTCCACCTGATAAGGTAGGGTGATCAGTTGTCATGAGTGGTTTGCCGTCGCCTCCTGGGAAGGAAGTTGAGAAACCGTTATTTAGTACGTTTGCTGCTTTCACTTGCTTAGTAGTAGCCATTGACCTAGCTAAAGCTTTTGTGTATCTTGAAGATAAGCTGTCATAAAGGTTGTCCTCTATTGCTTCTTCAGTCAACGCAAATGCTAAAGCTACAGTTTCGTGGCTGTACCTTGCTGTGAAAGTTTCTTGTGCTGTATCGTAAGTCACGGATGCGCCTTCGCCTTTAACTGGGGCTTGACCGAAACCTGATAACATCACTTCTTCCTCAAACGCTCTGTCTGAATTCTCTGTATCAAAGATTTCAGTATGTTCGTTTTCGTATCTGTCGTACTCAAGACCAAAAAGTGCATTTAGTCCTGGTTCGAGTTCTTTTACTAGTTGAGCTCTATTAATTGCCATTGTATATCACCTTTTAGCTATTGCCGAACGCGGAAGCTGGGAACGTTACATAAACTCTAGCGTGTTGTCCAATAGAATTGTTTGGTTTCTGTGGGAAACCTACTACTGTCGCAATACCGCTAGAAGTTGTAGTTGTTACACCTTCTTTTGATCGACCTGTTGAAGTATTACCTGCGGTAGTACTAATGGTATTTGTAGTGCCGATAGATGCTTGAGTAGGAGTCCCAGTAGACTGAGCCTCATAAACAATATCTGGATCAACATAAACAAATGCCTTAGCATTCGCAGAACCTAAAGTCGCAACATCTGCAGTCCACATGTTCGAAAACACTACTGAACCATCTGTTGCTTGGTATTCTACACCGTAAAATACGCCAAGTGGGGTACCTGTTGCAGTACCTTGGATAACCAGACCACTAGAAAGATTAACAACATCACCTGAGAAGATTGATGCGTTAGTTCCGCTTGCTATTGCAAACTCTGAAGGTCGGATTACGCCACCTGACATATGATAAGCTGGTGTGAATCCATCTGGGGCGTTTGTATTTGCCATTTTAATTCACCTTTATAAAATAAATTTTATTAAACCCTTAACATAAGTTAAGAGCCACCTTTACCAAATGTAACCTTGGATGATCTATTAGGAGCACTAATAGGCATCACTTGATTACTTTCTCTCATAAGATCATTATCAACTGCTTGAATTTGTTGGTCAGCAACATTTTGATAGTATGCTCTCCTTTCTTCAACAGTCTCCTTGGGTATCTTAGCGAGAATTAAGCCACCAACTCCTATAACACCAGCGTGTTTACCATCATCAATACTAGGAGCTTCAAAATCTGGGTAGTCTTCTGCTCTAACAGGTTCCCAACCTTCACGAATACGTTTTGACATATTCGCTGGATCGTTCTGACCTATCATTGATTCTCGTATCCATCTGTGTACATAGCCCTGCGGTGGGGGAGGTGCGTCTAATAAAGACGGGGGTTGCCAAGGTTTGCGACGAGAAACTTTGTCTCGACTTTCAGCAGATCGTGGACTACGATCTGTATTAGTAGTTTTAATTTCATCTACCATTTTAGTCCTCCTTTATATGCTTAGCATATTCTTCTAGTGGCACACCTAATCTTTTCGCTATCGCTACTTGACTCGGTGTGAGTTTTATAGTTCTACGTGATCGAGCTCGAGTAGTTCCAACACCTTTGCTAGAACCAGCTACATTCTCTTTCACTTCTTTTTGAGTATTCCCTAATTTATGAGGGAACGACTCAGCAAGTCTTTTGTCTACTTCCTTATAATAATCATCGGAAGTAGGATCATAACCTTCTCCTTCTGTGAGCTGTCTATGGAACGCAAATGCTGCAGTTGTCATAGCTAGGTCATCACCAAACCACTTATTCCTATCTGCCCAAGCTTTTGCTTTTGGGTCAGGCTTTATAGCCTCAGCAGGTTGTTGTCTGTAGTTTTGAGCTACCTGTTGCTCTACTTGAGGAACTTCTACTTCTTTAGGTTCAGCTTCTGGTCTTACCCTTTTTAAGCTTTCTTCCTCTACTGCTAACTTGGCTAAATCTTTTTGAGCTTCCATTAAAGCATCTGTATCACCTGATTCATATGCTTTCTTATAGCTCTCTTGTGCCGAGTTTAACTGAGAAGTAACTCTAGTACTATATTCATCATATAGGTTCTTATCTGTTTTTGAAAGTTTATTTTTAGTTTTATTTAATTCATCTTGAACAGATTGGGCATAGTCAATTGCTGCCTGCTCTCTTCTTTCTGATTCCCTGACCTTATATGTCAGTTTATTGATACGTTTTTTAACGCCTTCACTGTAGTCTTCAATCTCGTTTTCTTGTTCTGATTTTTTAGACTCTGGTTCTTTTTCTTCTATTAATTCAGATTCTTCAGTTTCACTTTCAGGAAGTTCTACTTCAGTACCCTCATCTTCTTCTATTGATTGCATAGCTTCTTCTGCCATGTTATTCTCCTTATGTGCGTAATAAAATTAAGCTGATTGTATGTCTTCGGGATCCGAGACAACAGCTAAAATTTCATCATCGTTTAATAAACGCAGTTCGCCACCCTCAATTTTGAGTCTAGCTCCTGCATACCTGCCAAATATCACCCAGTCACGTTCTTGACACCATGCCCCTTCAGGAAATTTATTCCCGTCACGGTAAGCGTCTGGACCAAGTGCTACAACAAACCCAACATTAGTACCAATACGTTCTTTTTCTAATACTGAGTCTGATAAATAAATACCACCTTTTGTTTTCTGTTTAGGACTAAAAGGTAATATCAAAATTCTGTAACCCGTAGGTTTAGGAAGTTTAGATTTTAATTCTTCATCTTCATGTACACTTTCAGGAGTTACAGTTTCTAACTTTTCCTCTTGTTGTGTAAATCTTTCTACTTTACTGGGTATTGGTTCTCCGCCTGAACCAAAGGCTTCTATGTTTTTTGACATTATTCGTCATTATCCTTGTGCAGGTCTTTTAATAAAGATAAGGCAAGCGACAGACCTGTTATTTCGCCTACTATCTTATGGTAACTTTCAAAGTTCTGTATTCCGCCACCTGCAAGAGTTTCTTTAAGTTGCTCTTGTCGTTCTAAAATTTGTTTACGTAGTTTATCAAACATCTATTTATTTTCTTTTTGATTTAGCTCCAGAACACTTCCATCTTTTTCTTGATAAATTATTAGGAGTGTTTGGATTATTTTGTTTCTTTTTTGATAACCTCTTTTTTATACCTAGACTTCTAGCACAATAAGAATCACCTTTAGATGTTCCTGGCTTAACTCTTGGTCCACCACCTTTAGCTTTTCCTGCTTGACCATAACTAACTCTTTTACCAGATTTAGTTACTTTAACTCTAGCTTTTCCCCTTCTTGGTTCAGCCATGGTTTTGGGCTCTTCTACGATTGGCATTCCCTGATATCACTTCGCCACCTTTGTGCATCATTTTAAAATCAGTACCAGATATTTTACCATCTTTATTTTTGTCTAATTTTTTCTGACCACCATGTAACTCTCCACCATGTGACATCTTAACACAATTGTCGACACGTTTACCGCCTTTCATTTTAGTGCCCATTTGTTTGTAGCCTTTCCAGCAAGCTTTTCCATCTAATCCTTTTTTCTTAGCCATGTTATCCCCACACCTTTATTTTTTTGCCACCCCAGTATTCTACTGCGTGCCCTTCTTCTATTAATAATTTACAGATATCTTGTTTTTCTCTTGTATATGGTATGCCTAAAATCCTACCATACTTTCCTTTTCCTAAAGATTGAACTTGTAGTTTTTCACCACACAGTTCTATTAATCTATCTTTAGCTTTTAAACCTAATGCTTTTTCTGCTAAGTTACGTGTTCTACTTTCTGGAGTGTCTATTCCAGCTAATCTTACTCTTTGTTTAGCTAATATAACATCAAACCCCAAATCTAAATTAACATCAATAGTGTCGCCATCAATGACTCTAACTAATGTACAGTTGTAGTAGAATGGATCAGACATTATTTATTGTAGCTTTTTCCTTTAGTTGCTGCTCCGCAACCTCTAGCCATTCCTTTCTTTTTACTTGCCTTACCACCTCTTTTCATTTTCATTGGATCGCCACCGCGATTCATTTTCTTCTTACCTCTATTCATTCCTGGCATTATGGTCTCCTTAATTGTTTTTTGACGTCGTTCATTGAACTTCCACCCATGTTCATTTTTTTCATTTTTGAATTTTTCATTATAGAACCGTCTGGCATTTTATGATACCCTTTAGGTACTTCACCACCGTTTCTCATACGTCTACGATTAGCGTTACCACCCATCATCTCTTCAAAATTAGCTTTATTTAACATTTTTACCTCTGGGTATTATTGTCAGAATCTCTGACATCTTTTAGTATATCACGATAATCCTTACGCATTTCACCTTTTTCTTTCATTAGTGAATCTTCCCTTTGTTGGGCTATTTTCATTTCAGCTATCGCTTCTGTTGATTGTATCTTAGCTACATCAATTT